CTACTTGGTGATGTTGAGTTATTTGTTGAAGATGGCACTAGAAAGGTTCGTGGACTTGTTGAATTAAACATCAAAGACAAGAAGCAAGGAACAGGTAGAAAAGTTGTAGAGGCGTTAAGAGAGTCAGATTTTGTAGATGATGATTTTAAAATACACGACATTAAGAAATCAGCATTACCGTTTTGGGAGAAAATGGGTGTTGATATAACTAAAGATAGTGACATCCTTGGTCGTGATGGTGTACTTCGTAAGAACAAGCCTACTAAGGAGGCTAATGTTTCATATATAAAACGCAACAAAGATGGTAGTTATGATGCTTATGCTTATCCTGAGACATGGGGTGAAGACACTATGTATTCAAAGAAAGGCATAACAGAGGCAGAACTTAGAGCAGATTTTGGTGATAAGTATGTTGATGACGTGTTAAATAGCAGAGATTCTTGGAAGGTTGACGAAGGTACTACAACAACAGGCAAGTTTAATATATCTAATAACGCTAAGATGGCAATCCCTGCAGGTGGTCTACTAGGTGAAGGTGCTATCAATGTTGAAGCATCAGAAGAAGAAATAAAACCACCTCTATACACAGAGCCTGAAAAGCCTATGACAAGTGTATTGAGTAATATCAAAGCACCTACTAAGTTCACACCAAGTAAGAAACTAACTGAGTTCATGAAAGGTTTTGAAGGATATAGCGATAAAGGTTATGATGACTTCGGACGTATTGCAGCAGGTTGGGGTTCAACAGGCAGAGTCAAGAAAGGTGAGAAGATTACCAAGGCTCAGGCTAAGAAGTGGTTTAAAGAGGATATTATCAAGGCTAACAAAGATGTTGACAGATTAGTTAAAATAGACTTAAATAAAGACCAAAGGAATGCGTTAGTATCATTAGTCTACAATGTAGGTGAAGGTGCGTTTGCTAAATCTAATGCCCTAAAGGCGTTAAATAGTGGTAATATAAAGACATTCTTGAAAGAAGCGTTCGACCCTAAGAAAGGATTTGTCAAGGCAGACGGCAAAATTGTCAATGGCTTAGTCCGTAGAAGAGCGAGAGAAAAGAGCATTTTCACTAAGGGGAACTATGGCAATTAACACATACGCAACGCTAAAGACCGCAATAGCAGACTTTCTCAACAGAGATGACCTAACATCGGCTATTGATAATTTCATTGCTCTAGCAGAAGCACAGATTAACCGTGATGTACGTCATTGGAAGATGGAGAAGCGTGCTAGTGGTCAACAGTCAGCAAGTGATGAATATATGCAAATTCCATCAGATTGGATGGAGACTATTAGATTCCACGTCACTGACAACGGAACATCGCCACTTGATTTAATCTCAAGAGCATCTATGGCAGACAAGAGAGCGTCTAATGAAGATGCTGTAGGAACGCCAACACATTACACACACGCAGATGGACAATTTCAGTTCTATCCAACACCATCTGATACAACTAATACAGAATTACTTTACTACGCTAAGACTACAGGTCTAAGTGCTAGTAATACAACAAATTGGCTTTTGTCAGAAGCGCCTGATGTGTACCTTTATGGTGCGCTATTACATTCAGCACCGTATTTGGCAGAGGATGAAAGAGTAGGGGTATGGGCGCAGATGTATGGCGCAGCTGTTGCTCAATTAAATCAATCGTCTGAGAGTGCTAGGTTTAGTGGCTCAGGCTTAAAACTTAAAATTAGAGGACAAGGCTAATGTCATTTACAAACTTTTTAGAAACAGAAATCTTAGACCACGTATTCGCAGGCGCAGCATACACAGCACCTGCTACTTTATACTTGGCTTTATATACAGCAGCACCAGGTGAGACAGGCGGTGGTACAGAAGTATCAGGCACAGGCTATGCTCGTCAAACTGTAGCATTTACTACAGCAGGCAACACGACTTCAAATAACGCAGCAGTTGAATTTCCAACAGCAGGCGCATCTTGGGGTACAGTTACTCATGTTGGTGTATTTGATGCTTCAACAGCAGGTAACTTGATGGCTTACGCAGCATTAACAACATCTAAGACTATTGACTCAGGTGATGTATTTAGAGTTCCAAACGCAGACTTGGATATTACGCTAGACTAAGATGTTATACGGTGCTTACAAATACGGTAAGGCAGCATATTCAACAGCAGATTTAGAAGAAGGTGTTGTACCTATAACCATGACGAGTTCTGTTTCGGCAGACTCACAGAGGGTTAGGGAATCAGGCTCAATAGTAATGGGCGATTCCGCTACGTTCACTATTGCCTTCAAAACCGTAAACGCATCAGCAACAACATCAGTAAACTCAAGCACATCATGTAATAGTGCAAGAACAAGAAATACAGGTGGCACAGTAACATCTACTTGTACAACAGCAAGTGATAGTCAAAGGGTTAGAGAGTCAGATAGTGTCGTTACATCTTTATCGACTATTAGCGCTAACGCTATTGCAGTATATGACTCAGGTGCTATCATATTACCTACATCGAGCATTACAGCAACATGTAATAGAGTTAAGCATTTTAGTGGTAGTATGGAGTCTACATCTACTTCAACAGCAATAGGTAGAGAGAAGTGGGAAGTTACAGCAGAGGGCGCAGAGTCTTGGACAGAGGTGGCAGAAAGTTCAGATACTTGGACTAATATTACAGAATCAACAGATACTTGGACGGAGATAGCAGCATGAGTTTAGTACCATTACAGTTACCACCAGGCATTTATAGAAACGGAACAGAGTTTGAACAATCAAATAGATGGAGAGATAGTAATCTTGTAAGATGGCAAGATGGCTCATTACGCCCTGTTGGTGGATGGATTAGCAGAAAAGCATCGGCATTTGCAGCACCACCTAGAGGTATTATTAGTTGGGCAGATAACAGCGCAGATTCACATATTGCATCAGGCACATATAACAAGCTATATGCTATGACTGAGTCTAGTATTGTTAGCGATATTACCCCTGTAGGATTAACATCAGGTGATGAACACGCTACAACAAACGTGGCGTATGGCGGTACATTCTATGGAACAGGATTCTACGGAACACAAAGACCGTTCACAGGCGTTTATGATGAAGCAACAACATGGTCATTAGATTCATGGGGTGAATACTTATTAGCATGTTCAACAACAGACGGCAAGATTTACGAGTGGCAATTAGACACAGCAGTATTACCTACAGCATTAACTAACGCCCCTATTAATAATAAATCAATGCTTGTGACTGAAGAGAGATTTGTATTTGCTCTTGGCGCAGGTGGAAACCCTAGAAAGGTTCAATGGTCAGATAGAGAGGCGAATACGGTATGGACACCATCAGCTACTAACGAAGCAGGTGATATGGAGTTGCAGACTACTGGTCGTATTATGTGTGGCACACCAATGAGAGGAAGAACTCTTATTCTTACAGATAATGATGCTCATGTAGCAACTTACTCAGGACCACCGTTCGTATATGGCTTTGAACGTGTAGGTACAGCTTGTGGTATTTCATCACGTAAAGCATTAGTCTCTATTGACGAGGGTGCGTTTTGGATGGGACACAGAGGATTCTTCACATTCGATGGCTCGGTAGCTAAAGAGATTAAGTGTGATGTATTAGACTATGTATTCGATGATATTAACTACAATCAGATTTCTAAAGTGTATGCGGTAAACAATACCCAACATGGTGAGATTTGGTGGTTCTACCCTTCGTCAAACTCGATTGAGAACAATAAGTATATTTCACTAGATTATAAAGAGGGTGTTTGGTCGTTCGGAACTATGGACAGAACAGCTTGTATTGACCGTGGTGTATTTAGCACACCTATTTGGGCAGATTCAAGTGGTAATCTTTACAATCATGAATTAGGGAGTGTACATGGTACAGATACACCATTTGCTGAGTCAGGACCTATTAGTTTAGGCAATGGCGATGGTGTAATGAAAGTATCACAACTAATTCCTGATGAAAAGACACAGGGCGAAGTAAACGTCACCTTTAAGACACGATTCCATCCAAATGATACAGAGCGTACATACGGACCATATAACACAGGGAATCCTACTTCTCTTCGTTTTACAGGTAGACAAATCAGAATGAGAGTTGAAGGCACAGGTAGTGATGACTGGCGTTCAGGTGTAATGAGAATTGAAGCAAGAGCAGGTGGTAAGAGATGATTTCAGCTCCACCACCACCATTAGGTGAGAATTGGAAGGCTTGGGGCGAGAGGTTGGTCTCATTCCTTGCTAGAGATAAAGACAAGCTAAGATACTTGACGGACGGAGAGTCTGCAGCAGAAGATGGTGTTTTGATGTGGGATAGGACAAACCAGACTATTGTAGTGTCAAAGAATGGCGCATGGGTAAAGGTTAAGTTAGACCCATGAGTATTCAGGAAGAATTATTAAGAAGTAGAGAGTGGATTCAATCTGCTTTAGACAAAGGTGGAAACACACACGATTATATTGATGTGGTTGAAGGTGTTTTACAAGGAAATATGCAACTTTGGTCAGGCGAAAAAGGTTGTGCGGTAACAGAAATAGTAGTGTATCCTAAGAAAAAAGTTCTACATGTGTTTTTAGCAGGTGGAAAACTTGAGCAAATTACAGATATGCACGATGATGCGGTAAAATGGGCTAAGGCTCAAGGATGCGTTGGAATGACTATAGCAGGTCGTCCAGGGTGGAAAAAGATTTTAGACAAATATGGTTGGAAAGAGCAATTTGTCACATTAAGTAAGGAGTTTTAATATGTCAGGTGGCGGAAAAGGCGGAAGCAGTTCAAGTGTTCAGGAAATCCCTAAGTGGATGGAAGAACCTGCAATCAGAAACATTGCAAGAGCAGAAGATATTCAACGTATGGGATACATGCCATGGTATGGTCCTGATGTTGCAGCATTTAATCCAACTCAACAAGCAGCAGCTCAAGCCAACATTGGCGCAGCAGAAGCATTTGGTCTTGTTCAACCTAATACATTAACAGCCTATCAAGGAATGCCTGAACCAACTACTTATGCAGGTGGTGTACAAGGTTATTCTTCAGCACCTATATTCGAACAGGGTGTTGAAACCCTAAGACAGAAACAACCAGGCACTATGGCACAGTATGATGCTTTATTCGGTGCAAACACTCAACCAGGTGGTGGTGGTGGTATTACAGGTCCTTCATTCAGTGACCAAGTAAGTAGTGGAAACTTCAGTTCTTATTCAGACTACAACCCTAGTACAGGTCTGTATGATAATCAAATTACTGATGGTGGAGACATTAGCTCTTATGTTATGGATGATGGTTCTATTAATTGGAACGCAGCAGGAAACCCTGATTATGGTGTTGTAGACGGTGTTGGTGTAACTAACCCTGATGGTGCGTATGGATATGGCACTACAGGTGGTGGTACTGACTATGATAATTTCGGCAATACTGTTATTGGTGATGTTAAAGTAGAAGACAGAAATCCGTTC